GGACGCGCGAAGAATTTGTGACAATCGCACGATGGGTCGTCGCAAACTCCACAGCCGAAGACGTATTTCTTTAGCCTCCACCAGAGAAGCCGGAAAAAGAATCTCATCGTTGCTTAAATCTCCTTAGAAGGGAACGACGTTCCCAAGGTATTGTAACGCCAAGGCTCGATGGTGGTTATCCAACCCACGTTCCTGGAGCCAGATGTCAAGGATCTTCTCAGCATCATTCTCATTAACCTTAGCCATCCGACCATAATCAATCTGCACTGACTTGTCCTTCTTCGGTAGAACACTGATAGTCCAGCGCCGGTTTAACCGGAACCGTTCCTGAGCAATCCCAAGGAACTCAGAGGGGACGCGGATACGCACGTAGTTGTTGTGGTTCTCAAAGAGGGAAGCTATCTCCACAGGACTCTGTAGCTCGTAGGTCTTGTAACGGGGAAACAGTTCCACTCCCTCCAGTTCGACGTTAACTAGTGCAAGGCTGGGGAGACTGGCATCAACCACCCAGACGCCTTGGTCTGGCACATCACCGTGGGTAAGAGGAATGGGACAACCCATATATCTAACGCGAGAGTTAAACTGCTGGCCGATGTGATAATCGGAAAGCAACACTGCGTTGTAACACTCAGAATGCAGATGTTCAACTCGGGTTTTCTGATTGACTGTATACGTGTTACTTGGTGATACAGTCCCCTCTGAGAGTCCGATATGGCTAAACAATAAACGCTTGCTCGCCCAAGTAGTGTTTCGCGCCTGATCGGCTGCAAGTTTACAGTATTCAATCCACTCCTCCGCTGGATACCACGGTATAAACCAGATGGCAGTATAGAGTTCCGGTAGGAACAAGTGTTGTGGGGTGTTGATAATATGGATGTTGGGGTGTAGACCGATGAAGAGTTCTACCAATGACTTCTCCGCGTGGGACTTGATGCTGACTTCGTGGTTCCCTCGGATGTAGTAGACAGTTACCTTGTCCGCCCACCGAAGCATCCACTTCTTAATCAGCATCAGCACCTCATAGTTCACACCGTGCTTCTCATCCCAGAAGTCACCGTTGATGATGATGCAGTTACAGGCTTCCCTGATAGCGGTCTGGAGTAGGGATTTGAGTAGCATCTCCCCAGTCCTGAACTCGTTGGTAGGGCCCAGCTTGATGTGCAAATCTCCTGTTGCTAAGGCTCTGATGACGCACCACCACAAGACAAATGAATAAAGATAGCAGACATTGCAGCACACCAACTGGTAAGTAACACATTACCTGGATGGTCTGCTGCCTTAGAGCACCCACCATTCCATACTTTTGCTAATTCAATACCATCACAAAAGCCATATACATAGTTACAGTTTGGGCACCTACACATATTTCAATTCCTCCTGATGAAGGGGTTGGTAACGTGGGTCGGAGAAGACTTGTCAATGTAATCCCTGACCCCAGACATTACAATCTGCTGTAAGGATTCGAAGTCCAAGTCATTGGGCTCCTCATTACACATCATCACCATACACTGGATGCCGGCCTGGTAACGTAGCTGGAACAGGATTTCAGTAGCAGCCTTCTGACCGGCCTTGTCCGGGTCCATCCAGATGAAGACCGGCAAGTTATTGTTCCCCTTGACTCTCTCCTTCAGCCAGTCAAGCTGCGCCGGGTAGAGCTTGGTCCCGAGCAGGGAAACAGCCGTTGCCCACGGACAGAGGGACAGTGCATCAAACACCCCCTCCACCAGGTAGATGATTTCTCCTTGGGGGAACCGATACTTTCCCGGGGCACAGAACAGGTGGTTGGCTTTCTCAATCCCCGCGTCTGCAAACCAACCCTTCCGGTCAATACTCCTTCTCATCCAGGTAGCAGGTCCTGAGTTCCACCCTAACACGTTGTATAACTGCACACCCACCTCACGAGTGGTAGGGGAGTAGCAGACATACTCATCGACAATGCTGGGGAGGAGGTGCTTGTCAGCCATCAGGAAGCAGCGGGCTTCAATCTGCTCCGCGTTCCCGTGGGCCATTCGCTCGAAATCATACTTGGGTTTCTTCGGCTCGGCCTTGCCCGCTTCCAGGTCAACGTTCATATCCTCCGCGTAACCACGGATGTAGTTGATGGTGGTGATACGGCGGATACTCAGATCGTTGTAACCCTTGTCACAGTAGAAGCACTGTCCGAAGTGCCTGAGCACATTCCACCCCAGCTTGGATTTCTGACAAAGGGGACAGATGTAGGTGACTTCGTTGTTCTGTTCCCGACCTACCTGGGGAAGGTTGAGGTAAAGCTTACGTGACATTCTTCTGTTCCAACTTCCTTTCTAAGTCTTCAAGCCTGCGGTCCATATCTCGGATGACCTGAAGTAGGTGCTCTGTGTTTACTTTGTCTATGTAGTAACTGCTCCCAACGGGAACTTGCTGCACTGTTTCTTCATAGCTAATCTCTTTCGCCATTACATACCCGCTTCCAGTATTTGATTCATTGTGTGGCACCAGACCCACTGTGTGTTCCCATCATAAGACTGTTCAATGAGGGACTCCACCTGGTATCCCATCTCCACTGGGAATATCCACAGCTTCCCACCCTTGTTCCAGCCTCGACCAAAGGCAGGGTCCCTGGCGCTGTAAGGTAGTTGCTTGAAGGATTGGATAGCAAGTTCATTGTAGGGGAACTTGAAGTAGATAAGCTCCCCGTCCTCAAACACGTGGATGGTTGTAATCTTGTTACTCACTTGTGCCTCTCATCCCAACTGCTGCGTGGGTCCACACACCAGGAGTTCCATTCTTTGACCGCATCATCTATGTCTATTCCGTGAGGGCCACGTGCCCCGCAGTAGTCACAGTCCACATAGTAATACATTCTCTCCCCTCGGTTATCATACTTGATGTCATTCAGAACTTGGAGATGTTCATCATAATGACAGAAGGGACAGTATTTAAGCTCAACGTATTCTCCCATTACAATCCCCTTATCCGAATGGACTGATGGCACCAGCCACCCGTGCCTTCTTGGGCTTTGGTTCTTTGTGTTGCTCCTCCGCTGGGAGGATGTTCTTCGCGTGGTGTGGGTTCATTCGCGCCCACTCAGTATGAATGTTACCATCCTCAAACGTCACCCCAGCCTGCTCGTTGAAACTCAGGCTCATCGTTTTCTTGTGCATATACATATGCACTACGAAGTCATTGTGTTCATCACGAGCCTTACTGTGGAACAAGCGGACGCGGCTATGCACCTTATCCTGTTTGTTCCTGGCCAGGTTGTAGAAGAAGCTGGCGTGGTGTTTGATGCCGTGGTGTTCTCCAACGTGATCATCTGATAGAGTGTCCGCGAAGTTGCCTCCACGGTTCGCCTGACAGCCGGTGTGGACGAGCTTGTTCTCGTCCTCTGCCCAGCTTGTCAGGTCGATGCACACCTCATCTACCCCCATCCGCTTCTCCTTGTAGTGGGCTTTGGGTTTGATAACGTTCAGGTAGTCTGGGTAGATGGCATCCACCAACCCAGCCTGATCCTCATCATAGCCCCTCTCCAGGTCCAGTGGCCGGCACTTATCCTCATACCGTCTGACCGCATCACGTAGGTCTGTAACGGTTTTCTTGCCACGAGCGTAGCGGAAGATAGCGAACCGGTCAGGGAACCTATCCCCCACCCCTCTCCGCAGCCTGTCCAGGTATATCTCCTTGTTCAGGTCTGGGTTGTAACCCAGTGGTAAGTTGGCAATCTTTGCCCGTAACCTAGCATACATCTCCTTGCGCTTAACATCCATTGCGAAGAAAACCGTTCGGATATGGTCAGTCTTAAGAAACCCGTTGATTGCCTGATCACCGAGAACAAGCGTCTTTCCGTCGCCAGAACGCCCGTGGCATACAACAAAAGTCCCGAGGGGCCAACCACCACCAAGCATCCAATCCCACACATCGTGCCCTGTGGTGATGCGCTCTGACCGTAACTCATCCAAGTCCTCCCAGGCTGTTGCTATAGCTTCCGGTGAGAAGGGCATATGAGGTTCCTCACTGTCCTCATTACCAATCCGCTCAGGCTCAAGGAGAACTTCGAAGAACTCCTTGTTTCTACCATACTTCTCAATGATGTCACGGTGTTTAGACCAGTCCGTGAACTGTAGCTCCATCATCATCTTGAAGTGTTCCCGCTCAAAGAAGTATCCCATCACTGCATCGCGGTTTACTTCAACGGGGTTCTGTCGCATCTCATCCAGGATGTTCAGGATGTTGTGCTTCAGAGATTCGGGGATACCCTGGTGGTGTTGGGTTGCGTAGTAGAACCAGGGGTAGGTAGGGCTCCTGTCATTAGCTCTGTAGTGTAGGTCCCACCACTCCCACAAAGCTTTGAGAGCGGGGATTTCAAACTCCACCCCCAGTTCAGCTATCTTGTATTGCATCCGTTTGTATAGCTTAGGGTTCTGGAGAAGGTAACGGAACACTTCTACCTCTGTGGTCAAGGCTTAGTCCTCCGAACCGTGCAGTAGTGTCTTACCTTTGTATAGTGACTTGGCAACGTAAGCTGACTTGAACAATTCCCGCAAGTAATATTCCCACTGATGGTTACCACGGATAGTGTCGAGCCAGTCAACGTAGGTCTTGGATTCCTCACCGATGGTGTAACGACCCGAGCCGTTACCTGAGATGATGTCCTTGTCACAGAGCCACGCGAACATACTCAGCACATCATCTAACCCGTAGTGCCCGAACCACGCTGACCGTGCCTGCCTACCACCAGGGCCCACATCGTTCTTGGTGATGCGTTGGTGGATGCAGTAGCCCACCTCAAACTCAGAGTCAAGCTCCTTCTCCATCGTGGAGTTAAGGAACGGGCCGATGGAGGCGCGGTCCACTTCAATACGGATGCTGATGTTGTGCTTGATAGCCCAACCCCCTGGGGAGTTGCTTGACTTGGGACCGTAGGAAAAGAAGTCCACGTTGTCACGTAGCTGGTTGATGAGGATGAGGTAGAAGTTCAGGTCCGCCATCCGCTTGTATTCTTCTGACTTGAAGAACCTATCCCAGTAAGCGGGAGCGGACATCGGCTGGTTCTTTTCCTTCACACCCTTCTTGTTCTTGTCCCAGGTTACCAGGTCTTCGATACCAAAGCTGGCCACCGAGTTCACTACACACACGGTGGGAGTCTGGATAGGTTCAGCCGGTGCGTGAGTCAGGGACTGGATGAGGAACTTAAACTCATCCATCAACTGCTGCAAGTGCATCGGGGTCTTGATGATGAGGGAGTCAGGGTCTGTGTTCATCCCGGTGAGATTGAACAACCCATCTCCGATACGCTTCTCACCCTTGAACCACACCACGCGACCACCCTGTTCCTGCGCGGATGCACCGATGAGGGAGGCAACTATATCCTTACCCGCGTTCTCCGGTCCACGGATCATAATCGCCCTACCCCCAGGGATACCCCTCCCACCGGAGATAGCACAGTCCAAGGGGGTCTGCTTCGTCGGCAACCAATGCTGAACTCCTGAGAAGGGCTCACTACCCCAGGACTTCAGCCGGTCAGCTAGAGATAAAGAGGAATCAAACGACTGCTTCCTAGCCACGGGTTACCAACTTAATGACACTTCGCCTGACCCAACCGTGGGAGTCATCTGGCCAACGAACTAGGTAAGTGTCATCAACTGGATCAATCTCCAGAACTTCTCCTGGGTGTTCCCCGTTAAGATAGTTGAAGTCAACACAGTCTCCAATATTTATAACTTCAACTACCTCCTCTTCATACTTGGGTATACCATCCTCACTATAGGATTCATCAAACGCTTTGAGTTCGTGCTCCCAGTAGGATAGGTCAGCAGCCCTCGGGTCAACCCCTTGGTTGTAGGAGTCAATGTCAGTCACATACGTTTTGAACTTGGTATACTCAATCGCCAACAAGATAGCATCACGCCAGGCTTTGTGATGGGTAGTGAAGTTGTGGTGTAGTTGCATCACCCCTCCTAATACGCCGAGAAGTCGTTCAGGTCAAACCCGTAGGTGGTCATCAGCTTCTGTCCCCACCAAGTGCCCAACGCCATTGCCTTACAGTAATCGTAGCTCTGCTTGAGGGACTTCTTGTAACCACCAGAGCCACATCCCCAGGTGCGCAGTCCTGCAGGATACTTCTCGTAGATGAGGTTGAAGTTCTGGATGGAGTGGTAGAGCGAAGACGCAGCCTCCATATTGCCAACCGAATATGAATTGCCTGCCTTCATAATGTTGAACCAACTACCGTGGGTTGGGTCATTGAGGTATTGGTTCTGGCTGGCGAGTTGTTGGATCAACTGGATGAGGGGGGTTGTAGTCTTGCCCAGTCCATCCCGCTCACGCACCTTAAGGATACAGGGTTGTATAGAGTTGTAATCCGGCATCGGATTCTCATACTCCCCGACCTTGACCATACGCGCCTTGAGCAGAGCAGGGAACAGGTAGCTCCGGTTAGACCAAGCGTTGAACCCATACTCAATTTCACCCTTGGCATTCACACCACAGATGGCGTTATACATAGAGGGGTCGGTGCGGAAGATGGTGTTGAGCAAGTCATCCTCATCCAGCGCCGCCATCACCTCACACCAGAAGCACGGCTGCTTGATGAGGGACCCATCGTAGTCTCGTCTCACATCCTCATAGCTCTCGGTGCAGAGAACCTTTACCGGGTCCTTACCAGGCTGAGTCTGGATGAGGTGGACGGTGTAAACGTGGAAGCCCCCGGGCAGGTGGGTGGGGTGGTTCATCAGGCGGACGCTGTAAGTCTGATCCTTCTCGAACTTCCAACAGTCAATGGTAGGGAAGAAGCTACCCTTGCTCTCCTGTTGCTTGCGTTCCTTCTGCTTCTCCCAGCGTGGGTCACCCGTGAACCCTGAGAGGTTGAGCCCCCCACCATACCCCTGCATAGCCTGGGGATTGAATCCTCCTGGGGTAGGAGACACCTGGATGGGAGCCGGCTGTCCTCCAACGTAGGCGACCGGTTGAGTCTGTGCTTGCTGAAACTGTGATGGGGTTGGTGTAAAGTTAGCCCCCGCAATCACAGAGGGTGCTCCGTTAAAAGGTGGTGGCGGTCCAAAGTTATTCATTGTTGTTACCCTTCCAATATTCTAATGCTGCCTCATGACAGAGTTTTACTTCTTCGTTGTCGATCAGATGTCCACCGTAGGAATCTTCACTTCTTTCCCACAGTGGTTTGCCAAGGTGTTTCCTCAACCACCCCAGCAGATACTCAGATGCCTCCCAAGGGTCCCACCCGTCTTCATCGTTATCCTTCATTGATTCGTGGGCCATATCCTGAAGGATGGAATGGGTCTTGATGGAACAGAAGTCACCACCATCTACGAATGCACCAATGAAGTAACGGTCTCCTTTCTCTATAGGTAACCCACTCATCTCACACCTTCGCTTGTGATTGCGTTTAGCAATCCTCCTATCGTATCGGAGTGTTGTTGACATTACCCTTCCTATTCTTCCGTCATATCGTTGTATTGAATGGTGCGATTCACACGGCCCTGGGCACCGGGGATGAAGTCAGCCTTGCCGTCGAGCGATTGCACGTAGGCTAAGACCTGTCTCTTCTCCACCTCCATCTTCACCCACTCTAAGTGGATCGCGTTGTAGTCTGGAGCCTGGCGAGCAAGTGCCTTCCCAGCCTCCATCCCATAGGGTTTCTTCGTAACAGGGTTTTCCATACTGGCATACTGCACCCCCCAATAGTTCTCCGATTGCTTGAGGTAGTTCTTGAGGAGGACACAACGTCCCCAGAGGATAGCGTGTTTCTGTGCATAGTCATTCCTTAACCAGTTGATTGAGTGTTTGTCCCCATCCAGGTTGGCGTCATCGTTGAGAAGGAACTCAACGTGGTCCGGTGGTATGACACTGGGGAAATCAAAAGAGTCCACTACTCACCCAACGTTCCCAGGATTAGGTATTCAATTTCCTCTTGTCCCTCAACATCAATTTCCATACGGAAACCTTGAATCTTAGACTCGGGTTCGATACAGTCCAGTGTCTTGTTCACCAGTTCCTTGAGCGTTTCAATCTTATTGAACGGTCCCATTCTCTCTATCCTTTCTCAGAGCAACCATCTGTTCGTGGTTGTTGACTCGTGCCATCAGCACCTTAATCTTGTCCCGCTCATCACGGTCAAAGTAGGCTCCGACCTGTAGCTCGTCCAACACCAGGTCAATCTCCCCAGCGAGTAACCAGGGCAGTAGGGTTTGGTTAATACCTAAGTGACTACTCACCAAGCACCTCCTTTATCTTCTGGAGGCATTGGGTGAACCACTCCTCTGCATCCTTGAGGGATTGGAAGTAAGCAACCCCATTCTGGTCACACCCATCCCACACTGATACGTTACAGGGAGTAGGTGACAGAGGGTTGATTTCAAAGGACAGCTTCTCTGTATACTCCCCCAACATATCGTTCTCGGTAGCGAATATTCTGCCGTGGGTATTGGCTATTATCTCACTCACGTTCCACCTCCAGCTTTCATCTTCTCAGGGTAGTAGCGCCCCTTACGTAGCTCTGCCTCCATTGCCCACACCGCCAGATGGAGTCTAGCCAATTCATACTCCGCTCTAATCTTAGGGGTAGGGGAGAAGGTGATCTCCATAATGGTAAGCACCTTACGCAACCACCAACAGTAGGGCTCCAGCCAATCGTTAAGTTCCTCATCCATTGGCATCTCACTACCAACCAGAAGAACTGGTTTCTCCGTGCAGTCAATGATGAGGCACCCGTTCCAGTGTGGATAGAACTTGTTGAAGTAGTCAGTGACTGACATCGGGACGTAGAGGTATCTACCTTCCACGTTAGTGTTCCTTTGGCTGAGGTAGCCTACATAGTGCGTGTTCCTGGAGGCGTCTGCAATTGGCCTTAGCAAACTCCTTCTCCAGCATACCCACCAGTCCACCGGCTGATACAGGTGCTTGCTTAGGGTAAACCAATCCAGGGTATTGATACACAATCCTATCAACCAGGTCCATTGCTTGTTCGGGTGTCATCATACTCTCTTCCACTCCATCTCTTCCATATCAAAGTAGTTACTTCCAGCCTTCACTTCACCACGTAGTGGGTTCTCTTGTTCAGTGAAACCGAAGTTGAAACCCAAGTCATCCAACCGTTGGGGGTTGTAGAGGATGGTTACCATCCGATCCACAATCTCCTGGAGTTGGGGGGTTGTAATCTCGGACACGATAGCATCGTGAACGGAAGAGATGGGGGCAAGGTCCTGGGCAAGTTGAGCATCCACAATCCTCTCATCGTGTAGCGCCACCAGTCCACTGTTGTTGATCTGAGCAGCCGGCCCCTGATGCACGAAGTTCCACGCCTTGCGCAACATATGCCCATCGTGTCCACTGACGTTCAGCTTCTTGTTCAGGTCATAGGGCAGGGTCCAGTAGTCCACCTCCCGGTTGTAGTCATAGAGTTGTTGTAATGGGAAGCGTTGTCTGGTTCCCGTCACCGTCACCACCATCTGCCTGTAGAAGACTGCGTGACGCACAGCCTCATACGCTATGTGCACCTCTGGATATAGCTCGTAGAAGAACTGCTTGAGCAGGGTGTCCGCCTGCTCATAGGTGCATCCCAATACCTGGGACAGGGCGTGAGGGGAGCGACCATACTGCAGCGCCAACAGGATGTCATTCTTGGCAACCACACGCATAGCTTCGGTCACCTTGTCAGGGGTGATGTGAGGGTCCACCACCTTGAAGAAGTGAGCCCCAAGGTTACGATAGTAATCTGCATAGGGATTTTTCGGTTCGTGGACACCAAGCAAGAAGATGTCCTTCATCCGCTGGCTACCACTCAACCACGCCAGCAACACAGGTTCAATGGTCTTCAAGTCCGAGTTCACCAGGGTGAAACCTGGACGAGCGATGTAACCACGGCGCACCTCAGCTACCTTAGCCTGGTCACCACGCGCCATAATGTTTTGCATATTGGGTTCACTCGCCCACCTTGAAGTATCAGTTCCCTCTGACTTGCCTTCCTTGATTTCCCCAGCTTGCTGATTGAAGTCTGACTTACTGATCTTCCACATCGGGTGGATGCGGGCAATCCCATCAGCGTAGATGTGCGTGGCATAGTAGAGGGGCATATCCAAAGACTTACTGATGAAGTCCCGGTTGGTCCGGTTACTGTCAATCGCCTTCCACAAAGCACCAATGTCCCCAGACACCTGGGATAGGACTTGTTGGATAGCGTCACCTGATACTTGCCACAGTCCCGAGGGGGTCTTGTTGAGTTGCTGTGCTACGTGTGGGTGATAGTGGATGGTGTATTCAGCCAGCGTGTTCATCAGCTTGACGGACTTGGTATTGCACACCTCATACCCTGCGTGGGCTACGAAGGGGTGCTTGTCCAACCAGGCAGAGGTTTCTTTGATAGAGGCTTCTGCTCTCTGTTGTGCAGCCAGGAAGTGGTTAAGGTCCACTGGGATACCGAGCAGACTGGATAGGGTGGCCCCTCGAATCTCATCCATCTTTGCCATATAGGGGATGTAGAGTTCGTGGTCCTCATCCTCCATCTTGCCCAAGCATAGGTCGAGTAGCTCACCACCCCACCCACCGTCGAGTCCACAATACTCTTCCAGGAAATCAGGGTCTAAGTCCCCATAGTCAGGGTGCTTCAGTCCACTCTTCTTGAGGGCAGCGATAGCATCTTTAACAGCAACAGAGTAATCAGGCTCACGGAAGTAGTGGGTAACCAGGTCCTTCTGTCCGTTCCCTACTCGTCCCTGATCCATAAGGAAGTGGAACTGGTAGTAATCGTGAACACCTGGCAAGTCACGGAAGAAACTAAGTGGCTCTGAAGGAGTGAGTGGAAGAGAACACGATAGGATGTGACACAGGTCAAATAAGATATTACTCCCACCCACTTTCTTAGGAGCACCACAACCAAGAACCAGGTATTTGATCCAAGAATACACCGTAGGTTTATCAAGGTCACGGGTCCTAACCACAACGGACTTAGACAAACCGGTCTTGTCTTTGTATCGGATAACGAAACAGAGAATCTTCGTGTCGGGATGGAAGACAGTGCAACGTTCCTTGATGTTGACATTGATGTTACTCTCCACATCTAACACAATGTGTGTTGCCTGGAAGTAGTCTGGGTTCATTGCCAACCACGTTCCCACCTCATCCCAGGTCTGAGTCTTCAGCCGGTCAATGTGGAAGCAGGGTTTCTGATACTCACCGGTAGCGATGCGGTTGGCCAGTCCGAACACCGAGACATACTCAGGACGCAGGTCCTTACCACCATCATCATAGGACTGGAAGTGGACGGAGGGGGTGTTGGTAACCAGCACAGGAATCTCTTGCTTCTCCCCTATCCAGTGGATACCGTGCTTGGCTTGGTCCACGCGCAGCTTGCTGTCGGGGAGGATGGTAGCCATAGCGTTACTACCTAAGCACACTACACACCCTAGCTTACCCTGGCGGTGGAGGGACAGCACATCTTCCCAGGTGTAGATGGCACAGCATTGGTGAGCTACCTTCAGCTTCACCTTGTCTTGGTAGTATTCAGCCGGGTCACACTTCAGCCCGGAGGTTACCGCATACGGAACCGTGAGTCGCTTGAGGATGTCAAATAAGAATTGGGTGCCGTTGGTTTCCGGTGGGTAGTAACCACCGTGGTGTTCAGGCGCACCACCTACCACCACTACAAACTTCCCCTCCATCTGTGCTGGTTTCAGGTGGTCATACCCGTGCAGCACATTGGCTTTGTAGTAAGGGGAACGGGTGTAGAGTTGGCATACATTACACGCATCACTATAGCCGCTCACTTCTTTTCTCCATTCACTCTGATAGACCTAATCTCTTTATCTTGGGGATTATCACGCATCTGCTGAAATAGGTTGAGCATCACACCAACACACGATTCACACAACTCCGCATACTCTTCCAGAATTACCATAACCTCACCAGGTTTCTTACACCTATCGCAACCACCAGACCCTGGCCCAAATCTGTAGGCAATAAAGTCAAGGGACATAACAACCTCCTTAGATAAAAGAGAGCCCCCTCTTCCCAGGCGTAGATAACTAAGAAGAGAGGGCTCAAGACTTAGTTACTGGATCTTGCCATCGGCTCCGATCAACCCGGCCTGACCGGCCACGTTGTAGATTACCTCTGCCGTAAGCTGAGGAAAGCCTTGCTGTTGGTAGCTTGCGGCGAAGTGCTGCGCCAGTTGTCCTGCATCATAGTTCTTGTATGCCCGAAGGGACACCGTAAGCTGGTCGATGGTGCCCTTGTCCAGACCACCAGGAGCTTGGGCAGCCGGCGCTGCCTGGGTCTGTTGCTCTTGTTCTTGAGGAGGCTGCTGTCCACCGTCGTTCAGCATCATATTGTAAAGGGCCTGACACAGAGAGAACAGTTCCTCTACCTTGGTGACGAGAGGTTTGAAGCCAGTGGCCACTGCCTTCTCAATCTTACCATCCACCCCAGCCAGACTCTTGGTGACCGAGGCACCCAAGTCCTCAAGCTTGGCCAGCACAGGGCCCAGGTCAGCCCCACCCTGCGGCGCAGGAGAGGGTGCTGGAGGGAAGGGCTGAGGGGCAACCATAGGCTGAGGAGCCGGAGGGGTGAAGGCACCTGGAGCAGGGGGCTGAGGAGCAGCTACGTTGGCACCAGGCACAGGGTGTTGCATCTGACCCAAAGGAGGGAAGCTGGGAGCCGGAGGCGGGCCACCAGGGAAGCCTTGAGGAGGAGCCGGAGGTTGGGGTGCAGCGCCGGGGTTGAATCCACCAGGGGGCATAGGAGGGGGACCACCCACACCACCGCCAGGGACGGGAGGGGGAGGAGCAACTCCAGCAGCGGGAGGGGTAGCGGCACCGGTTTGTTTCTTAGCACGAGGCATTGGGTATCTCCATTCTATTTTCGAAGTATGAATTGGTTCGTATCGAACCGCTTGTTTACCTGTTGACTTACCTAGAATTATTCACTTTCTGTTGGGCATAAAGTTTACACTGGTAAGTGTCTTATGTCCTGACAGATGTTTGTTCTTTCCATCCGCTCCCGTATCTCAGTAGCGGACAGACATAATATCTCTTGCAGTCCCCTAGTCAACCACGGGTCACCGACTGGACCAGGGGCATCACGCATCAGGTATTCCAACCGCATCTTCCACCAGTGGAACAGAGCGGTCAGGGATTGGTCATCACGCTTTGCGTTAGCTGGCGGAGGGGGTGGGTGGTAGATGTGAATGTAACTCATTGTTACCTCCTGGGATAGTTAGTTCCTCATTGAATTCATATTCCTTTCTTACCCTTGTAATGATAAGCCCTGGGTGCGTAGGGTATTTCTGAGTTTAAAAAATCTTAGGGTCGTTAGACTCCCTCCAGATTTTTTTAAAGTTCTGACCCCTGTTCCTATCGTAGGTTTTGGTTGTTAGAGTGACCCCATTCTAACACATCTAGACTGCTGATTCACCCTGTGATACAGTTGTTTTATGACACAGCTACCTTTGAAAATCTTCCGCAATCTCATCTTGTCTCCTAATCCGTGGGGGACAATGGACTCTAAGAGGGGTCCTTGTTGGATTTGGAAAGGTGGTAAGAACCCGGCTGGTTACGGGATGGCTCGGTTCGATGGGAAGGTGTGGATGGTTCGTCACCTGGTTCACAGTTTGTTTGGTGGGTCAGACATTCCCAGGGGTTCCATACTTCTTTCACATTGTGGTAACCGTGCTTGTTGTAGTCCCAAACATTTTGAACTTGTTACTCGTGTTGAGGCTAGAAGGATACAAGATGAGTGGGTAGCAGAACATAAGAGGCTGCGGCGTAAGGCTAAACTAGAAAGGGAAGAGAAGCGCCGGCTGGAGTTGGGTGTTACTGAGGACTGGTGTGTTTAACCATTTGGATTGCTTGGTGATTTCTTTTCCACCACTTCTTCTGGTCTTGTAATTACAACCTTCTTAACCATCCTCATCGGACCACCCTCCCACAGGCTAGTCCAATCATTCTCGATTGTAATTACAAGGTCACTCGCTTTGGTTCCAGGGTTATCCGCAACGAACGCCTCCAGCTTTTCTCTGATGAGTTGTTCTGTCACCATCGTTAGTAGTTTGATGCGATACTCAATAGCTCCGGCGTCATACTCAAGGGTTCCAACCAACCCGTCCAGGACGCGGCCGATGTTCCCTCTATGTTTGTTGATGTGGACCATCCCATTCTCCTTTCTCTTTCCACCTCACCCATTGCTTCAGCCATTGTTCACCGGCTGGGGTGGGTTGCCAAGTAAGACGATCACCAACTTCTACCAGTCCTTGCACCCGCATACGGTGGAGTAACCTTTCGGTATTGCCATTGTCTACGTGTGCGATACCAAACTTACCCACCTTGTTGTGGATGTTGGTTAGTGTTCTCTCTTCAGGCTTTAGTTTCTCCATTGCCCTAAGTGTATCGTAGTTGATCTCATCCCAGGTTCTCTTACCCATTGGGTGGTAGTGGACCGATGAAGTTGAAGGGGTAGTAGAAGCTTATCTTGGTAACGTCCTCGTCTTCTTGGGTCTGGTATCGCGTCTTGTATAGTGCATCCAACTCATCAGCATAGCTGGTAGTGTTCCCCATACCACACTTGTATCTGGTGCTGACTGTGATGTGACTACTCCAGTCACTTCTTATGTAGCGTATGATTGTCACTTCAATTCCTCCTTGGGTCTGATCATCTCTTCAACTTCCCATATGGGTTACCGATGTCAACCCGGTTCACTTGTCGTTCACCTCTTCCAGTTTCAATCGCATCAGCCCACATATCTTTTGTTCCTAACCAGTTCAGTGTGTGAATGTCTATGCTGTCTTCGTGTAGTAGGGTGTAGATGGTGACAGGGTTCACCTGTCCAATGCGGTAGGCTCGGTCCTGGCTCTGTCTCCAGCGCACCCGGCTGGGGTGTAGGTCCCAGTAGATGACCACCGAGGCAGCGGTCAGGGTGATACCCTCTCCCCACACCATCGGGTTCGCTACCAGGTAGTTGATGAGCCCCTCTTGGAACTGGTCAACCAGCCGGCTGCGGTCAGCCTGTGACACCCTACCGTGGGCTGTCTTGGTCACGGTCCTGGGCATCGCTACTCGTATCTTCTCAGCCAACCACTCAATGCAGTCAGGGAAGTTAGACCAGATGAGGACACGCTGTTCTCCTGCTTCTTCCAGTAGTTCGATCAAGCGGTTGAGTTTGTGAGTAGGCTCTGACCCAGGGCCGGTGATACCGAGCAAGCTGGGCAGGGTTGAGCACTGATACAAACGCAGGTGCTTGGTGTAGAAGTGACCGATGGTTACCTCATCTACTGTGTCACCGGAAGGGAACTCTGTCTTGTTTTGATTATGTAAGTCCACATAGTGCTTTCGCATTGCGGCAGGCATAGGACAAACCACAGGTATTGGACCTGTAAGAGGTGGGAGGTTAGCAACCTCTGACTTAAGTCTTCGTAGAGAGTAGGTTCCACGAAGGGAGTAGATGGACTTGAGTCTGGTGATGTCCCAGTCTGGTTTCTTTCCTGTTGCATCTGTCAATCCTCTGCTGAAGTAGGCATTCCAATACTCAAGGTTGAGGGTGGATTGCTTGTTGGTGATCGTATACATTGCGTGATACGAGTCAGGTCTGTTAGGCACACTGGTTCCGGTGGCACCGACGAACCGGTAAGCTAGTTCTCTTAGCTCGTTGCAGTAGAAGTATTGTTTCGTCTCCGCACCAGCGCAGCGGTGGAACTCATCACACACCAGCATCCCACCTCCAAGGGATAGCTGGTATCGGAGGTGTTCAAGGTATCCCTCGCGCCAGAACTTACTATACATACAGACCCAGATACCGGTGGCCTGCATAAACTTGCGGCCGAAGTCCTTGCGGTCTTCGATGTGCCACACCACCTGGCCAAAGTGTTCGAAGGCCATCCTTCGCCAAGCACTAGCCACCTCAGCGGATGGGACCAGGATGATGGTGCGCCACCCTATCTGCTGTTCTTTCATCAGCCCCACTCTGGCCGCCAGGATCTGGACTGACTTACCCAGTCCCATATCATCGGTCAGTAACAGGTCACTGTCTACGATAGCTGAGGCACCCTGCCCCTGGTAATCACGTAGCTTGTAACCGGAACAGAGGGGGTAGTCCTTGAGCCAGGGCCGCCGGCCCTGCCAATCCAACCCGGGCTGCGTCCCACCCTGGTCCAGCATCTGATTGATACCGACCAGGGCAGGGATGTTGTTCCCTTTGGTGAGGATAGCGTGAGCCTCCGACCAGAACACTTCGTGAACCAGCAGCGTGTTGCCCATCGTCATCCCATAACAGGATGAACGGATGCGTTGTAGCTGGGAGTGGGAGAGTTCTTCTAATGGGAAGCACAGCCGTCTGTTCTGGTAGAAGCTAGGCACGTTCTAACCCGCCGGGAGTATCAACGTTACCGTGCCGTTCCTCCCTGATTTGATACTTAAGGATGCTACCAATCCAGTCACTGGAGACTTCGTTCACTATCTTTAGCTCCTCTGCATTGGTTAACTCAACACCTCCGAACGTATCAAGGAATGCTCGGGATAGTTTGTTCTTTACTTCCCTTACCAAAGTTTCACGTTGGTGTATTCTCACATCCCCATCCTCTCGTTGATGACCGGAACCTCTCGGCGTGGGGTGGAGTAGACTTCCTTCGCAGCCTTACTCTTCACCAGGATGTCACGCATAATAGGGGCAGGGATATTCTCCATAGCCCACAGAACCAGGGCGTGGACGCAGGTTCCCACTGCGATGTTGCTACGCTCACCGATACCAAGCAGGTTATCTGCTGACTGGTATATGGATCTTAGGGTGGGGCCGGTGATAGAGATGTTGTGCTTACTCTTGGTCAAGACTGGCTTGCTCGGTTGCACTGACTACCTCCTGTTCGTTACTCATCACAATAGACATAACCGGATTGCTGACCTTGAATTTCCTATGGAATTGGTCAGCCATACTACAGTGTAGTGGTTCTGGTGTTTCAACCGTTAGCTTATAGTCACGATCAAGAACCATCACCCAGTTCATATGTCCTTCATAGAGGATGAACCTGAACCAATCTGCGACTGCATCCACACCTCGTATGATGACTGCCTTACGTTGGGAGTTAGGATACCTCGGCACTGACTACCTCCAATTCAATCCGCTCTACCGTAGCGTTGCGGAGTTTCTCCTTCATCAAATTGTTCGTCTCGTAAGGGACCTTCATCTTACCCTCCATACTCTACGTCGGAGGATAGTTCTTGCACTGCAGTCAGGGCTTCGATGATGTTGTCGAGTTCATTGAGGAAGTCTTCATAGTCTCCCTCGTGTTCCTCCTTCCACTTGTCCGAGCGGTCATCCAACCACTCTTGACCTTGGTCCCGTGCTTCTTGCACCATCTCCCCTGCCTCAGCAGCAAGGCTGATAGCCTCCTCCAGTTTCTTCTTCACGTCCTTCGGTAACTTCTTCATTAGTTGGCCACCGTCCAAGTCTGCTCACCCACTTGGACGTGCTTGACTTCCCATTCAAGCTGACTCTTTCTGTTGAACCCATCAGAGGAACCAACAATCCAGAAGCCAGGGCCTACTTCATAGCCACCTTTTACCCTATCACCCCAGGTAACGTTGTCTCCCTTTCCCTTACGGGCCCACCCTTTACCACGGGAACAGTGATCATAACGCCCCGGTGGTAGCACGATGGTCTGTTCCTGGGATAGGTGTGTAGCTGTGGCTAGTTGAGTAAACACTTTGTCATTAACAAGGCTGTTGGCAATGGCCAACGCCTCCAACTCATGAGGTTTGATGGTGAAGGTGTGACCTAAGCGGGCCATCCGTTCATCAACAGTTTCACCCTGTTCCTTGCGTTCGAGATTGGCAACAACCTCATCCAGTTTGTTTTCCATTAGCTTATCCTTTCTTCTTCGGCCGGCTTCGGCTGGTAGTATCCTGCATAGCAGAGGCAATGCAGCAGTTAAGGTAGTCTTGGTTGGCACACGCCCATTGGCAGATGACCTTCACGATGCAGGACATAGACAAGTCCTCTGCCCCAGGCACCTGCGCCTGTGCCCACTCAATGTAATTGGTTACGTCAGTAGGGATACTAACGGTCCTGTGTTGTGACCGGGTGTCAGACATAGAGTCATCCTTTCAAAAGAAACCACAGCGAATACCATACCGTGATGAAGATGAACCCGAAGGCGATGGCACTGAGGAACGTGGTGGCTACATCCTCTTCTGGTTCTTGCTGCTTAATCACAACACCCCCAAGGTATAGAACTTGATGTCAAGGTTGGGTTCATCAGGGTTGGTCAGGTTGAGGGTAACTGTGTGGGCAGGCTTCCCACCACACAGCACCAACGCCTTTTCAAACCCATCAGGTAGTTTGGACAACGCCTCCTTAAGGGAAGCGACGGTTAATAGAACTGGGCCACTCATTAACTTCTTCTCCTGTCTTGTATATCAATCTGGATTCGGTCAAGCCTCTGTCACCAAAGGCATCATAGTAAGTAGTGAGTAGGTAGAGGTAGGCAACAGGACCACCGGGGTATTCAAAGGAACGGATGAACTCCATAGCCAAAGGCTCGGTGTCAAAGAGGGTGCTGTGTTCTTCAGGCTCATCCTCCCAGCACACCTCATACTCCTCATCAACATCCTGGTCTGTGTATCTAACCCTCACTGACCACCTGCAATCTTCTTGAACCCAAGGGAAACAAGGAAGTTTGAGACGGCAGATTCACCTGCTCCTGCTACACCCCATAAACCACGTTCCTCCTTAAACTGGGGGAACAGTTTATTGAATGCATCACAGAAAGCTTGGCTGAACTTGCAGTAACCATAGCCACCTGCCTTACCCTTAGCTGGGAAGCATTCCCCATCAGGCTTGATATAGGTTAGCCGTAAGGTGCAGGTCCATCCACCAGAGGGTGACTCTTTCATAGCATACCAAGAATCAATCTTGATGCGCTCGTGTCCTTCTCCTCTGGTCCAGACTTGATAAGCAAAGTCGCGCACAACTTCAGGCTTGTTTACCCAAGGTAGCCGGTTCGGGTGCAAGGTAACGTCAGGTTGGTGTGTCATAGTTCTTCCCACTCCTTGTTCAGTCTCTCAACCAGGTTGTTCGTGTTGGTCAGCACCTGTTCCAGGCTGCACGAATAGTCATTGATGACATCGTAACCATCGTTCCCATAGATGAAGCGGACCCAACGGGACCCACCCCCCTCTTGCTTGCAGAACAAATAGTCCTCATCACTGTGACGCATAGCTGAGAAGGTTTTCTCTAGGTCCCGTGACCAGGGACCTAATCCACCTCCGTTGTCTACACTAAGCTTGAATCCAGCCTTGACATCAAGTTCTATACCTTGGGGGTGTTGTGATTAAGCAGCAAGAACCAGAAGAGGATGTAGCCACCACG